GGACTATTAGCAGGAAGAGTACTAGTAGGGTCTCCTCCTAAATACAACTTAGCATAATAATTAGTAGCTGAACCTAATTTTGTTCCTGCTCCACCAACTCCTGCAGTTGTAGTAGGTATAATGTTATCACTATCTTGTTGAATAAGAGAGGCAAGAAATCCCCCTGCATTATCTGTTATTTGAAACTCATTAGATGTTCCTACTGAGCCACCACCTGCTGCACCATTAGAGGCAGATGTAATTCTACCATTTTCATCTACTGTAATATTAGCAGTAGTATAACTTCCTGGAGACACTCCTGTATTTGTCAAAGAAATTGAAACATCACCAATACCTCCTCCTTGAGTTCCTCCTGTAGCTAATACACTTGTAACTCCTTCATCAGTAGCTGATTTTAAATCTTCAATTATTGCCCTATAAGTGTCTACAGTAAATTGTAATCTCCACCCCTCCTTTCCTTGTAAAGGCTGTTTTCTTTCTAAATCTATTTCTGTGTTTAAAGCCATTTTCTGTTTAATTATATTCAAATATAAACCGATATTTAAAATCAGTAAAATTAACATTAGGTTGTATAAAAAATTGCCAAGCTCCCATATACCATAAAAATTCACCAACAGCAGTGCCATTAGGGCCTATGTATTGAGGAGGGCCAAAATTTATAAAATTTGATAAAGCAGCCCATGAACTTGAAACATCCCATATAATATAATCTGTTCCAGGGTCTCCAATATTAGGAGACAATGTGTTAGGTGCTAAAGTAGCTCCTGGAACTTGTAACCAAGTTTCTCCTGATGTATTAGGGCCAGAACCTGCTGTTGAAGGGCCGTTAGTAATAAAAGTACCAGGAGATGTGTCACTATCATAAACAGAAAAACCTGAAGATACTGCCATTCCTGCGTAAATTCCACTACCCCCAACATGAGCATTAGTGTAAATTTTAATTTTAGTAATGTTCATAATTCCAGCTGATAAAGCAGGGCCTGATATTCCTCCTGTATCTCCTGCCGAATAAGGTAGTAAATTTGGAAGAGGAGTGTCTAATAAAGGTCTTGTTTGACAAGCAAATACCCAACCAGTGCTTGGACTTCCAGCACCAATATATGGTTCAGTATAGTTATTACTAACACTTACATTAAAATTAGATGCAGAACCAATACCTGATGTAGTATCGCAAATTATTTCTCCACTATCATATTGAGCAGTAGCAGGGGGACTCCATGTCCAAGCTCCAGGTAAAGGATTTTCAATACAATAAAAAGTATAAGCACTACCATCATTAGGTATGACAGCAAAACCATTTACTACACCGTTAATTTCTCCACCAACTGCAGAAGGAAATACCAATATAGGTAAAGTTGAATTATTTATAAAAACAGTAGAACGCCCTGTTTGAGCTATAGGTAATTTACAAGCTCTATCTGAAGATGTGCTTGTTGTTATTACATTTACTCCATATATAGCAACAGAAGTTGTTGTATTATTAGTGTTTTCTAAAACTAAATTGTCATTTACTTCTAAAGTAGATCCTTTTATAGAGTTTTGTATATCTTTAATAATAGCAGAATAGGTTTCTACTGTAAAATCTATTCCATAACCTCTTTTGTTTTGTATAGGTTTTTTTGAAAAATCTATTTCTGTATTTAAAGCCATTATTTAGTTTTGTTTTTAGCCTGTTTTAATTTTTTCTCTTCAACTACTTTTTTATTCTCAATTTCTTTATCTTTTTGTTGAAGCTTTTTTTCTTCTAAATCTAATTTCCTACTATTAAAATTATTTTGAATTCTAAGTTTTTCAATTTCTAATTGGTCAGGAACCCCATTGTCATTTGAATCTTGATCCATTACATGTTTAAAAGAATTGATTTCTGCTACTTTTATTTTAGTATCATTATCTTTATCTATTTTATAATAATCCTTTTTCATTTCTTGGTCTGAGATTTCTTTATTAATAGACGCTAATTGTTGTTGTTGTTTATCTGCCTGTTCCTGTTGTGCTTGTTGCTGTTGTTGCATTCTATCTTCAGCATCTCTTAGTTTAGATTTAACATCTGCTAAAGATCTAGATGAATACACATCTGCTATACTAGATAACATAACTCTATCATTTTGTAGTGCTGCATGAGTTAGTTGTTTTAGAGCATCTAAAGCTTCTAAATCACTAGCACTATCAGATATAAATACTCCATAGTCAGCATTTACAAACTCATTACCATCTATAGAAAAGAAAGTAGCTGCTAAATCATCTCCTACAAATTGAAACTTTTTACTTTTTCCTTCCCAACACTCTTTTGCAACTTCTACTAGCTGAGTTAAAACTCTTTGCTTAGTCCAGTTATGAACCCTAAACCATTTTTCTGTTATATGAGAAGATTGCACTACAGCTCTTTGGGTATTACCTACTCTTTCAGAAGAACTAATAGCTCCCATTCTTTGGTCAGTAACTCCTGATAATTCTTTTAATTTTTGCTCTATATACTCTAAAATTTGAATATGCCCACTAATTGCCTGTCCTGTTTCTAAATCTAATACTTTATTTTGTGTAGATATATTACCTGCAAGTTTTCCAGTAGACTGTCCTTTTTTACCTTCATTAAAAGAATCTACAAAACCAAACTTCATAGCAGAAGCATAATACATCCATTTTTCAACATCCCAATCTTCAGGTATAAGAGACATATAAATTAAGGCTATTTTACCTTGATTAGCCGCAATCAATAATTCAGTTCTGTACCACATAACAATGTACATATATATCCAAGGAACTAATCTATCCATTAAAGATACTGACTGTGCATTATTAGCATTGTATACAGTGCCTACATATCCAGAAGAACATTTAGAAATATTATCCATTCTTCTGAACTGTACTTCTTTAGGTTTTATATTTACATAAATATCTTCACCAATTTTTGTACCTTCCCAGTATTCATTAATCCAAAAAGTTTTTAACTTTTCTCTTTTTTTAGGTTTGTAGATTTCAGAAACGATAGTAGACTGTTCTTCACCGCTTTCATCCAAAAATATTTTCTCATAGACTTTTAGTTTAGATTTCCAAGTTACGTGACAAACTCTAATATTTCCATCAGGATCATATACATTACTATAAAAAGCAGAGTTAGCTCCCCCATCTTGAATACCAATAAATTGTCTATCAGGAACAATTAAGTTCTGATCTTTGAAATGAGAAACTTGGTCTGGATTTTCATCTTCTAATTTATCTATTTCTGCAGGGGTTAATTCCTCATAAAAAGTATCTACAATTTCAGATACAGTCATATAAGTTTCTTCTACTATAATTTCAGCATTATCTAAATGATACTCATTATGTGGAAGTATAGCATCTATCTCTACAGGGTTACATACTCTTACTGTAGGTTCTTGTGCTATTTTTTCTATTTTATAAATTTCTTCCCCAGCTAATAATACATCTTCCCAACCTTTTTGAAATAATTCATCAAGTTTTAAGTCGTAGTGAAGATAATTTAAGGCCTTAGCTGCAATAGACTCTCGCATCTCTTGATACTCATATTTAAAGTATTTCTGAATAGATGCAAAAGTATTTGAGGGCTGTTGAGCTTCTTGGCCTTCGGGAGAGATAAGACTTTCCAACCTTTCTTGAAGTACTATTTTGATAGCCTCTTTCATTTTTGCTTCTTTTAATGAAATACTATCAGAATCAACTGATTTAACTACATAAGCAAAATTTCTTTTAGACTCTTCTCCAAAAAGTAAATCAAATATAGGGGTGGCTATTGGGTAATACTGCATATTAGCTGGGAAATCATAACCATCGTCCAGTATCCCAAAGGGATTACATACATATTCTAAGTCTTCCTTATCAAATTCCCCATTATAAAGACCATAATTTCTTATTTTTTTATATTTAGGACTCCTCCTTGTATTATCATATAATGCAGAGGAATGCAAAGCGGCATCTACACATTGTTGCCCCCATTTTTGATTCTTCTTAGACCTTGGGAGTTTTTGTTTAGGAAAATTATAACTAGTCGCTTGTACTGTCATTTTTTAAAATATTAGCAAATATACGTTAAAAATAAATAACTTTTAATACTTATTTTTTTAAAAATTTAAAAATTATAGCTTAAAACTATTTTTATTACCTTTTTTAAACATTCTTTTAGAAAAAAAAGAATCCTGTGCCCTTGAAAATTGGGATATTTCCTTTTTATCTAGTACTTCATGTCTTCTTGTCTCTTGTATAAAATACATTACCATCATAAACGCCATTACTCTATCAAAGTTACCATCCTCATTATACCTAATAAGTTCCTTTAATAATGGAAAAGACCTTATTTTATGTAAATTCATTATTGAAGAATCTTTATCATTATAAGCTTCTATTAACCAAGATTTTATTAATTCTTCCCCATAATTTTTTAAGGGCTTATTCATGTGCATCCCATAATTTCTTTGTACTTTTGTATTTTGAAGTACATCTTTTATTATCTCAGGCTGTTCTTGAAGTAAATATAAACTGTTTTGACTTTCAAAATAATCAAAGATACCTTTTCTTTCATTTTCATATAATAGCTTTGCATTATAGTATTTCAATAATCTTCTTACATTCTCATAATACTCTTTAGCAGTTTCAGGTCTACCTGTATACTCAGCAACTATTTTTTTAGTTAGTTTATCATACACAATAGTACTTCCTAAAGATGTTGTACCTGATTTATCATGGTCATAGGGGTCACATCCTGCTAAATATCTTCCATAAGGAGGGCTACCATCTTCGTCTTCATAAGGATGGTCATATATAACTAAATTCCCTTCAGATACTCCTCCTGTTTTATCTGATTCTTTTAGGGGAAAATTATAAATAGGCTTACATTTAGGATCTAATTTCCATATTACTTCCCCATCTTCCTTTACAGATAAATACCCATGATATTCTGCATTAATATACTTATCATCTCCCTCTATTTCTCCTAATCTTTCTTGTAAGTAAGTAATAGGGAAAATATTACCTTTTTTAGATAAAAACATTTCAGAGGGAACTAAAGGGTAGTTCATTAACTCTAAATCTAATGCAGAAGAGTCTTTCGATAATTGTTTTCTTTTTCTATCCTCTAATTTTTTATCTATAGCCGCATAAATATCTGTATTACCATTTTTATCTTTAAATTGATTCATAGCATATATTGCAGGAACAAACCAACCTATTTTTCTATTATCTTTTTCTGGGTCAGTATAAGAAACAAAGTCAAAACCTTCAGGATCTCTAAAAATAGTTTCTGACTCTTGTATTTTATCCATGTTACCCCCAGTACCTAAATAAACTGATGTACCAAACTTAACACTACCCTCCATCATACAAGCAGTATTAGAACCATGCACAGTTAATATATTTGAACATAGTCCCACCTCTTCTACTACCATTATACCAGGTCTTGTACCTGCGGCAGCCTCTGGATTTTCGCTTGTATATACCCCATGTTTTACATTAGACCCTGTACCTAATTTCCTCCAAGACCCCCCTACTTTCTTTTCATATTCATGCCTCCAAGGATTTTTCATATTATTAGGCTTTAGGGAGCCTGCCATTTGCTTATAAAAAGGGGCAGGGATATATTCAGACTCATCTCCATCTATCCATTCCCCAGGTAACGTATCTAATGCTGTTTTAGTTTTATCTAAAATATCTGAAGATTTAGAAGATATAGCTGCCCCTACAAATACCTCTACTTTATAAGGGTTTTCTATAGTTTTTTGAGTATAATTTCTTGCCCCATCAAATACTATTTCATGCAGAACTATTCCTACCCCTACCATATATGATTTACCAAACCCCCTTGCCCCTAGCATAAACATATTTAAAGCTTCATTTTCATACAAAGGCTCTCCTAAAGCTTTTGGGTGTAACTTCCGCATATATTTTCTAGGATGCACGTACTCTTTTACAGTGACATTATCTTTTTTCATTATATTATGCCACTTATATTCTAAGAAATTACCCCTCTGATCATAGCAAGTATGTTTATATTCTTCGGGGCTAAACTCTTCTTTATTTGCTATACTTACTGAAGTATATTCATCATCGTTTGCAAATCCTGAAAACCCCCTAGATTCCATAAAGTTATAAAAAAATTCCCACTCTACATCTCTAAGATAAGGCCTCATTTTTTCTTTTGGAGCAGTTTTTGGGGCTCCTGGAGCATTATGTAGTATAGTCCCATAATTAATATAAAAATATAAGTTAGGGGGCATCCACCTCCAATTATCATTTTTTATATTATAATCAATATCTTTTGTTAAGTCTAAAGTAAAACTAGAATCATCTATTGACCACACCCCTTCTATACATCTTTTCTTTTGGCTTCTCCAGTAGTCTAAGTACTCTATAGATGCAGGGTGATACTTAGGAATTTCCTTTATAATAAAATTATCTCTATTATTAACTCTTATAAAAGGAGTAATAGGTATTTCTTTTATATGTACTACCTCATCATGCATTTAATTATAATAATTTTTTCTCCCCTAAAGATTCTGTTCTTCCTCCTTTAGTTACCCCTTCAGATTCTTCTTCTTTTAATTTTTCTAGTATTTTTTCATATAAGTCATATAGTTTAGATGTGTTAGCTAGCATCTTATCTAAAGTTTCTCCTGTATCTAACGAATAGGGAACTTCTTTTAAAAAAGCATCTCTTTCTTGTAGCTTTTCTTCCCAATTAACTAATGATCTAACTGCCTGGGATGTATATAATGATTTATATATATCTATATGCTCTTTATACTTATCCCAATTAAGCAATCCTTTATAATAGTCCTTTTGTATAATTTTTTGTTTCCTGGCCTTGCTTAACTTAGACAATCTAGATTCAGGGTCTGTAAAAAGAGCAATAGCCCACATAAGCAGTGAGCTATTACTTTTTCCTTTTGATTTGTCATTTTTATATAAAGTAGCAAAAGGTTCTATTGCTTTTAACTGTGGGTCAATTTTCCAATAGCTACTTTTTATATCAAAATTATGTAAAGGGCTTTTCACTATGCTGTAATAGTTTTATCTACAGCAATTTCATTTACAATACATATAACATTATGCTCATAAATAGCTGCATATCTTTCATTATGAATAGTAATTACAGGCAAGTGGGCATTATCTATTTCTAGAATGTCCCCAACTTTTACAAACTTACAATCATTACCTACATAAGTAGCTACAGCTTTAAATCCTCCTTCTTCTTCCATCTGAACAGCTTCTTGAGCAACTACCTCATCAGGTTTAATAATTCCTCCATCAGTTACTTCTTTAACTTCTGGCAATTTAATAAGGATTCTATCTCCTAATACTTTTTTTACTGGTGTCATATCTTATATATTTAATATTTTTTCTTTTAAACTATACATTAATAATAATGTTTTTTCATCTTCAGGTATGTTATTTACTGCCCAACTTCTTGCTGCTTTAAACACAATACCTAATAATTCTACATCTTCTTTAGATAGATGTGAAGTACTTTCAGCTTGGTCAAATACTTCTTTATTTTTTACTTCTTTTTCTGCACCCATTTTTTATTGTATTATTTAATTTATTAAATTCTGTTACTACTTCATTATCTACTGGAATATCTATTTTATCCCCCAATGTAAATAGTGTTTCTTTTTTATTACTCATATTTTAACTATTATTTAAAACCTATTCTTCTATTCTTTGGGGAAATCCACTCATTAACTTCTTTAAATCTATGTTTAATTAAAACATTTCCCCAGTCTTTATGATGTATTTGACATTTTGTTTTATATACAGTCCCTTTTTTATTTAAAACTTCAAAAACTCCTGTTATATCATCTACATCTAAAAGACAATTACTTTGAACATTCTTCTTTATAAGAACTTCCTCCCCTTCTTCGTCTTCATCATAAATATCAGATAGTATCTTTACTATTCTTTTTTCTCCCATTCTTTTTATGAAATTCACTAACTTTAAATCTTCCTAAATGCATAAGTCTTACTGACTTAAAATCTCCCTTTTGTATCGTATTCCTTAAAAACTGAAATTCACTCATAACTATTAACTCTACTTTATATATCGGGATGCCAGTTTCTATAGAAATATCTTTTATAATCTTTACTAAATGCTTATCCATTATATACTTCTATTTCTAAGATTCCCCCCCTTATAATAAACTTAGTTTCATTCCGAGTAAATTGATTAGCTAACATCTCTTCCCCATCTTCTACTTCTAAATAATCACTAACTTGTAATACTGAAAAACATTTAAAGTCAGGAACATATTTCTGTATATCTTCTGATAGTTTCCACAAGTCAGATTGAGATAAAAAAATCTTCTTTTCCCCCTTCTCTTCTATTTCAGAAATAAGATCGTCTAAAGAACTTTCCCCTGCATATACATATAATGTAGGGCCTATCCCATCTTCAATACTATTCATTAATGCTTATTTTATAAGTTACCTCTAATTCCTTATCAGGTAAGTTGTCTAATATAGCTTTATTAATAGTATCCCCCTTTAAAACCCTTTTCTTCCTTAATTGTACTAAATGATTATTAAAAGAAGGCTCTGACATACCTATAGCAGACCTTAACTTCTTCTTAACATCTATAGAAAAAAGAATCTGGTTAATTTTATCATAACCCATCCCCCTATTACTATAGTAAATTTTTAAAAAAGCCTCCAAGACTTCCTTCTCCCTTTTCTTTAACTTATATATAGGATTAATTACATCTATATACACTTTAAAAAAACTATTAATAGATGTATTAACAGGTATAGTAACTTTTTTTGACATGTTTTATTATCTTCAGAACAAAGATATAAAGAATATTTGTAAAATCCAAATAAATAACAATAAAAATTATAATTATTTAAGCAAAATCCTCTCCCATCATGATTTGCTTGAAATTCTTCACCTTAAAAACTGCTGTAAGTTTCATACAGAACAGAAAACTAACCATAACCTTAACTTAGTTTTTTTATCTTTACTCTTATAAGAGTATTTACCTGTTCCAACAATCGTCCAACTTTCTTAGGTGATTGAAGTTAAAGACTGCCTCCAGGATATTAAGTTGTAAGCTTTGATACAACACCCAGAGGACTAACATCTATACAAAGGTAATAAAAATATTTTTATAAACCTAATTATTTTTTATTTTTTTAGCAACTAACGGCAGTAGGAGCAACAATTACCCCATTCCTAACCAAATCACTCGTAAGCTGTGCTATCCCATTAACTAAAGAGGCATAAGTCACATCATAAGTAACCTGATCCCTCCCATAAGTTACAATAACCTTACAAGTAACAGGGTCATACCTTAAATAATACTGCAAATA